GCAAGCTTACCCCAGAGTTGCTCCAATTCTTCCGCAGTGAACACTTCACGGGTATCGCTGTCCCACTTTTTCTGTGCTGCATCGATGAACCCTACCATACGCTCGAAGTCACTCTTAGCTTCCTGCAGTTCCGACTTGCCTTTAGGCATAGGATTGCTGGAGTCGTCAAGTTTGACCGAGCCATCATCATTACGCTGCCATACGTCAACGTTATTAGTAACAGCTTTACCGATAACTGACTTAGCGGAGCGCAGGGAATTCTTTTCATCCTTAGACAATTCCCGGATAGCTTCCAACTTTTCCACCAGAAGCTTGTGCTCCCGGTCAAGTTCTTCCACGTTGCTAGGCTGGATCGGATAGCAAGTTGCCCGGACGTAGTTAGCCCAGATTCCAGACCCTGCCTCACGGCTAATATCTTTACCCTCTTTTGCTGCAGCGAGGGCGGAGCGAAGTTGAGTTTCGTACATGATAATCCTTTGCAATTGATTGACTTACTAGGCTTGAGACAGTGCATTACTAGTAACACACTGTCCGAAACCCTTGTTTCGGTTACTTGCGTATCTCCCTTGTAATCGGGATTCAAGTATCACCATAAAGGAAGGTAACTTGCCCGACGTTCTACAAACGTCCTAATAGCGTATCTACCGCATTAGCAAGCATACTGCCCGACTGCCACATATGCATGGGTTCTTTACCTTTTATGGTACTTTTTGCGCCTACCGAACTCGTACAGACGTTGCGCCGCTGTAGTCTAAGCTTTCGGGCTGCATTTATTTATAGAGCTTCAATGCAACTTGCTCTCATTGGTACCGATATTAGCGAGTTCCTAATCCCTTGTCAACTGCAGGGTTATTAACCCTGTTTGCTGACTTGCGAGTCACTCGCTGCAACCGATGCCCCGTTTGTACCGCAGCTTGATTTCCCTGTCAACTGTAGGGTTATTCGCCCCGGTGACCTGTGAATCAGTTGCTGCACAACCGACGCCCCAAAGGTACCACAACCGAATAACCGAGTCAAACGTAGGGGAATACGTAGTAAAAAGCATACAATCCCCTAGAGGCACGTCCCCTAGTGCGGGCAACATATAGAATATATCTATGGATAGAACCCTGAGAATACTAGTAACAGTGTAAGTACTCACTAACTTATTGATATAAATATATAATAATATAAATAGATAATATAATATATAGTCTGGGGGTAATATAAATATATAGGGAGTTATATATACTTTATATATTAACTTAGTAGTATATATAGCTATATAGTAGTATATACTATAGTTATATATATAATAATATAGTATTATAAGTAAAAAGTAGTATAATACTAAAGTTCACACAGTTCACGCAGTTTAATAATTTAGTGGTACCCGGGTAAGGGGGGTTGGGGGGTTGGTTTTAAATTGCACAACCCCTTAAAACTATCCCATAGAAATTAACTTGTCTAGACTTTTTTATTTTTTGAGTAGTCCCACCCACCCACCACACTCATTTAAACGGCTTTTAAGGCCCCTACAAGCGTTTTTTAGGGGATAGGTAAGGGGGTAGGTGCTATGTGAGATATTTTTGCCTTAAAACGGCCTATTTAAACCCATCTATAAAGTGACGTTTTGTACAAAAGTGTATCTAAGCACTCAACTTTCTGACTTTTGTGGAAACCCTATGCCTAAAGTAGCTTTAAATAGCATTGGTAGCCGTTATGGTTCTATTGATGCACTAAACGATAATTTTGATACCATTGAGACGGCGTTTGATAACACGCTCTCAAGGGATGGCACTGGCCCCAATTTCATGCTCAGCAACATTGACATGAACGGCTACGGGCTAATTAACGTTTCCTCAATCACTGTAGGCGGCATCGACTATGTAGTCAAACTAAATAACGATTACACATCTTATTACAATAGTATGACTACCATTTATAACAATTATCTCTCTGTTACACAAAAAGTAACTGTCAGCACAGCTTCTCCAACTGGCGGGGCCAATGGCGACATTTGGTTTAAAGTAAGCACCTAAAGGAACATTATGTCTGCTCTTTCTGATTATTCCGAAAAACTCCTTCTTGACTGGCTAATGACCACTGGTTCTGCCACGCGACCCACCGCTTGGTACGTAGCCCTATACACTGCTGCTCCTTCTGACAGCGGTGGTGGCACCGAAGTGTCTGGTAACGGCTACAGCCGTCAGTCAGTAACTTTTGATGCTGCGTCTAGTCCCGGTGGTACTACTAGTAATAACAACACTGTAAGCTTTACGGCTTCTGGTGGCTCTTGGGGCACTGTTAGCCACATCGGCATTTTTGATAACTCTTCTGGTGGCAACCTACTGTGGCACGGCGGCCTAACGGCTTCCAAAACTATTGGTGATGGTGACACCCTAGAATTTGCAATTGGCAACATTGACCTGACGGTTGCTTAATGGCAGTTGCTGGCTACCGAATTACAGAAGGCGGCGATAGTCGCATTCTGCAAAACGGGGATGTTCGCGTTACCGAAGGCTTTCAAACAGCCGAAGCTGCTCTATCTGCCAGCAGCGGTTTTGATTTTCTTGGAGTATTAAACGCAACAGCCAGTGCGTCAATTACTAGTACGTCTACTCTATCTGCATCTGGAGATGTTACTAGATATGGTGCAAGTATGGTGGCGAACAACAGCGCCGTTTCTGCAACAGGAGCACGAATTACGCAAGGTGCTAGTGCTTTGTCTGCAGAAGGTGCAATGGTTGCTTTCCCGCACCTTATTCTTAAAGGCGCAACCAATCTAAGTGGTAGTTCTACAATTAGCCCAGATGGTAGGGTTAAAAAGTATGTAGAAGTAGTAAGTGGACAAGCCATTTTTACTCGTATTCTTGAAAGCGAAGACACTCGCATCACAGAATCTGGCGATACTCGCATTACTAATATTATCCCAACTAACGAAATAGTAGGATCATTAGTAGCTTATGATGACTATACACCATTTAGCAGCACAGCCTATTATAAAACTGGTGGCGTGTGGAAACAATCAGATGTTTACGTTAAAAACAATGGTAATTGGACTGCACCGCTGGCGGTGTACAAAAAAATCTCTGGTAGCTGGAAAAGGATATACTAATGGCTAACATTAAAATTTCGGACTTAACGGCTGCAGCAGCAGCGTCAGGTACGCAAGAGTTTGAGGTTAACGATAGCCTCACCAGTAAAAAAGTTACTGGCGCACAAATTCTTTCGTATGTTCAAGCAAACACAACTCCTGCATCAATTGGAGCACTAGCAACTTCAGCAATTGGTTCAACTGTTCAAGCATATGATGCAGACCTTGCTGACCTTGCGACAAACGGCCCCGGTACTGGAAACAACCAGTATGTAAAACGCGATGCTTCTGCTAAAGTTCCAATTGGTTCTACATGGAAAGTTTACGAATCAGGCGGTGTTTTGTTTTTTGAAGTAAGTGGTGTTGCAAAAGCAAAACTTGATGGCTCAGGCAACCTTACTGTAACGGGTAACGTTACTGCTTACGGGACTATGTAATTATGCCGTTTCTTCAGTCGTCAGGTGCTATTTCTATTAATCACATTAAAACGTTATTTGGTGGCCCTGCTTCACCTGCACTTTCTAACTACTATCGGGGCGGGGCGTATATCCCATCGACAAAAAGCACAACCACTAGTGTTAGAGAACCATCTTCTGGCAATTACTATCAAATAGGTTCTGGCGGTTCAGTAGTTTCATATTACTGGACGGTGTTTAATAGTGGATTCACGCCCGGTGACCAGAATGGCACCAATAGGTATATGTGGAATAGGTTCCCTAATCAGGGAGAATTATCTATAGGCGGTGGTGTTATTAACAGTTTTACTTCTGGTATTTATACATACTATAAAGGTTCTTATAGAGGGTACACATACGACTCTTATAACGGCTTAACTAACAGTTATTGGGGTATTTACAGAACATATCAAAGTAGTACCACAGTCAATATCAATACGAACGTCCCTACATCTGGGCAGATTTCTATAAGCCAATTTTACGGAGCAGAAAAACCATGAATATTACTCGCGCACTAGTTGCTGTTTATGTATACCCGGAGTTCGCAGGAAGGATGAATGTAGTTCGCCGTGTTCATTGGCTTTTGAAATTTGAACAGGATGGCTTTAGCAGTGATGCTTATGTTGAAACGTTTTTAAACGTTGATAATATTACAAACTTTATTCCTGCCAACGAAATTGGGACAGAACAAGTATTGCAATGGGCGTTTGATACGCAAGGTGGTGATGAGTTTGTCGACACTCTGCGCCCATATCACGCTGAACAGATCGCGTATCAGAAGTCAATTTCTGGTCAGCAGTCCTACACGGACGGGTTCGACTTCATCGTGCAAACCGCCGCTCCGACTGTGCCTTCTTCGGTGCTATGACCTCTCCCCTCGTTCACATTGGCTGTGTCGCCAATTTGTACTCCCGCATGATGCACTTTCGCAAAGCGGGAGACATAGAAATAGGTCACGCACACCAGTTTGACCACTTGACTCTACTAGCCAAGGGAAAACTTAAGGTTACTGTAGAAGGTCAAGTGACTGAGTTTACCGCCCCGCACATGATATACATCCACAAGGACAAAATACATGAGCTTGTAGCTATGGTTGACAATACTGTGGCTTACTGCATACACGCTTTACGTGATAAAGAAAATAACGAAATTCTTGATCCGTCTATGATTCCTGCTGGAGTAAATCCTTTGTCTTTAGCTGGCCCCATTTGTTCTTAATTTAGTGTAAAATTTATGGCAGAAGAAGTAACACACGCAGAAATTTATGCTCGACTCATTGAAGTTGAAAGTAAAGTAGATTGTATTAATCAACGTACACAAGATGTAGTTGATGCCTTTAATGCTGCGCGTGGAGCTTTTACTGTGCTTGAGTTTATTGCTAAAATAGCTAAACCACTTTTATGGATAGGTGGTTTAGTTGCAGCAATTGGTGCAATGTGGTCTAACTACAAACCATAATGGATCCAATTACAGCCGCAGCTACCGCGTTTGCAGCAGCACAAACGGCTGTAGCTACAATTAAAAAAGCACAAGCATTAGGTAAAGACATTTCCAACATTATTGGAGAGTTTGGTAAATTTTTTGATGCTAAAGACGTAGTTCAAAAAGCAGCAAATGATTTAGGTAAAAAAGGACAATCCGATACTAGTAAAGCATTAGAAATTGTAATGCATGCTGAACAGCTTAGACAAGCTGAAGAAGAACTAAAACATCTTTTAATTTACGGATATGGGCAAGCGGGTCTTTGGGAACAACTTCTTCTTGAACGCAGCAAGATACGTCAAGCTAAAGAACGAGAAGCGCGTGAGTTAGAACGTAAACGTAAAAAAATAGCTAAACAACGTGTAGATTGGGCAATTGGTATTGCCGTTATGCTTGCAGTAGGAACAGCACTTACATCAATATTAATAATGATTGTTTCAGTAGTTAATTCAAGGGGTAACGCATGGATTGGTTAAAACAAATTGCACCAACAATTGCAACTGCACTAGGTGGCCCTCTTGCTGGCATGGCTGTATCAGCAATTGCTAAAGCTGTAGGTGTAGATGAGGATAAAGTACAAGATTTAATTTCTAGCAATAAAATGACACCTGAACAAATTGCACAGGTTAAGATTGCCGAGATTGAACTTAAAAAACAAGAAAATGAATTGGGCCTCAACTTTGAGGCTCTTGCTGTAGATGATAGGAAGTCTGCTCGTGAAATGCAAGCAGCTACTCGGTCTTTAGTGCCTCCTATGCTTGCTGGTGCTGTAACTATTGGATTTTTTGGCATTTTAGGCATGATGTTATTTGGAACAATGGACGCTAATAATCCTGCAATTTTAATGATGCTTGGTAGTCTAGGCACTGCGTGGACAGGTATTATCGCCTATTATTTTGGTTCGTCTGCTGGTTCACAAGCTAAAACAGAAATGCTTTCTAAAACTAATAAATGACACAACTATCTAGAAACTTTACACTAGCAGAATTGTGCAAATCAGAAGTTGCTATTCGTCGCAACATTGATAACACTCCTTCTGAAAAAGTACAAAATAATTTACATATTCTTGTTGCTAATGTGCTACAACCATTGCGTGATAAGTTTGGGCCAGTAACCATTAACAGTGGATATAGGAGTCCCGCAGTAAACACCGCTGTGGGAGGCAGCCCTTACAGCGATCATTGTTTAGGTATGGCAGCAGACATTGAGATTGTAGGCATTGACAATAAAGTATTAGCTGAATACATCCAAGATAACTTTAAGTTTACTCAACTTATTTTAGAGTTTTACACAGACGATGTACCTGACAGTGGTTGGGTACATGTTTCGTATGATGAAAAAGATTTAAAGTGCCAAGTTCTTCGTGCCGTTAAAGAAAACGGCAAAACTGTTTATCATAAAGGAATTTAATATGCCAATGGCTCAAGGTAAATCTCAAAAAGCAATTAGCAAGAACATTAAAGCAGAAATGAAGAAGGGTAAGCCTCAAAAGCAAGCCATTGCCATTGCACTAAGCAAAGCAGGTAAGTCACTACCTGAGCGTGGTGAGCGCACTGCTAAACACATGGCTAACAAAGCAAAGAAAAAATGAAGCTAGTGTATGTAGTGTGGGAAGACGCTACAGAGCTAGATGTGACAGCATGGGCAGAGCACGAGGAAGAATTTACATACACTCCCGTACATTGTAAACAAGTAGGTTTCTTACTATACGATGGGCCTGAAGGCATTGTTGTTACGAATGGCGTAATTGAAGACGGCACTGTAGCTCGTCGAAACCAAATACCTCGCGGTATGATTAGGAGAATTGAATGGTTGACCGAACCAAGTTCCTCGACGGAAGCGGCAAGCGAGTAGTTTTACAACTATTTAAAGAGTTTGCTAGAGTAGACGTTAAATTTAAACCCGTATATACACTGCAAGAGTGGAAAGAGGTCTTTTTAGACTGCCGTGATCCTTCTGAGTATAGTGTGGCTATGGCACTGCTAGGTGATTGGGATCACTGGTTAGAAGTGCGTAACCACCCTATTATTAAACCACACATTGATAAGTGGCATTCTGAACTGGAAGTTAAACTGCGTTCTGAAGCCATTCAACAGATGAAGGCACATGCTAAACAACCCGGAGGCACTGCAGCAGCTAAATGGTTGGCAGACAAAGGATATGCTCAGGAAGGGGCTAAAAAGCCCGTAGGACGGCCTAAGAAAGAAGAAGAGGTACTACCCCCTTCTGCAGGTCGAATTGCAGGTGATATGGCTCGTTTAGGTATTGTTGTAGGGGGTAAGAAGTAATGCCGTACATGACTAACGGAAAACGTGATTATAAAAAACAATATGAAAAGTATGACGGCAAAAACGACGTAAAAAAAGATCGTGCTAAACGCAATGGTGCTCGTCGTATGTTAGAGCGTGAAGGCCGAGTGTCTAAAGGAGATGGTAATGATGTTGACCATAAAACACCACTTAGCAAAGGTGGAAGCAACGCTAAGAAAAATCTTCGTGTACGTTCGTCAACTGCTAACAAAAGTTTTTCACGCACTAAAACTGGGAAAATGAAATGACCAAGAAACCAGCTAAGTCTAAAGTAAACGCCGCTGGTGTCTACACTAAACCCACCATGCGTAAGGCATTGTTTGAAAAAATTAAAGCAGGCAGTAAGGGTGGTGATCCCGGTGAATGGTCTGCACGTAAAGCACAAATGCTTGCTCGTGAGTACAAAGCTAAAGGTGGAGGTTACAAATCGTGAGCAAATCTGCTAAACATTATTTACCAAACGGGAAAGAATATAAAGGCCCAGTGCATAAAATGGGCAACCAATTGCACACAGGCGCAAAACACTCTGAAAAAAGTCAAAAGCTAACGCATACACCACCTAAGAAAAAGAAATGAAAAACCCACAACAATCGTTGCGCGAGTGGACTGCACAAAAGTGGCGTACTTCTGACGGCAAACCTTCTAAAGGCAAAAAGCGTTACCTACCTGATGCTGC